TAGTTAACTTACTTATCAAGGGCTATAACATCGTTAACAATTTAAAGCCCGGATCTAAAGATTTACAAGAGATCCCAATGCTCGCAAATGGCGGTTTAGCTAACGCTAATAGTCCTTACATTGTGGGCGAACGAGGTCCGGAATTATTCGTCCCATCTGGTAACGGACGGGTAATTCCAAATAACAAGCTAGGCAACGGTGGCGGAAATATCTATATTAACGTTAGCGGCGCAATCGACCAGGAAGGCACAGCCCGCCGAATCGTTGACGTTTTAAATAACAGTTTTTATCGCGGCACAAATGGCGCTAATGCGCTGGCGTTCTAATGACAGTATTTAACCCGGTATGGCGCGTAAAGATTCAAGGCGTCGAATACACCACTTACACGCTGGCAAATCTGAGCATTACTAGCGGTCGAACTAATATCTATCAGCAAGCGCAAGCGGGCTATTGTAATTTAGAGCTATTAAACTTAACTCAGGCGATCGTAAACATAAACATAAACGATTCAGTTTCGATCGAGTTAAAGGATTCGACTAATACTTACGTCCCTATTTTCGGCGGAACAGTCGTCGATTTTGGAATCGAAATCGTTACAGCTGGTTCGGTCGGAATAAATCAAGTCTTAAAGATAACCGCACTCGGAGCTCTTAGCCGCTTACCTAAAGCGCTTACCGATGGCATATTGTCAAAGGATTTCGACGGCGATCAAATATGGGAAGTCTTACAAGATTTACTCTTAAATAACTGGGGCGAAGTTCCAGCTGCCGAACAATGGCAGGACTACAATCCGACCGAAACGTGGGCGACAGCTGCTAACGTGGGATTAGGTCAGATCGATCGTCCGGGCAATTATGAGCTGTCAGCTCGTTCAGCGGATCGCACCGATATTTATTCGCTGGTTTCAGGGCTCGCCACGTCTGGTCTAGGTTATATCTATGAGGACGGCAGCGGACTTATCAGCTACGCCGATTCTTTACATAGATCCATTTATTTGGCTACTAATGGCTACACAGACGTAACAGCCAATCACGCGCTATTTAACGGGCTCAAGATTGAAACTCGAGCGGGCGACGTTCGTAATGACATAACCCTAAAATATAAGGCTAACGGTTCTAGTGAAGTTAGCGCCGAGGATATTAACTCAGTCGAGATTTACGGGCGTTTAGCTCAGGTCATAAATACGACAATCGACAAAGCCGTGGACGCACAAGATCAAGCCGATTTTTATTTAACCCTAAGAGCTACGCCTCAAGCGAACTTTACGTCGATCAGTTACCAGCTTACAAATCCAGAATTAGACGACGCCGATCGAGATTCGCTGATAAAGGTATTTATGGGCTTACCGCTACGAATCAGCGACTTACCGCCAAACATGGCAGCGGGTACATTTTTAGGATTCGTCGAGGGCTGGTCTTTTAAGGCTGCCTATAATGAAATCGCTTTATCTTTAAATCTTTCGCCGATAAGTTATTCGCTTCAAGCTATGAAGTGGGAGCAAGTTCCTATCGCGGAATCGTGGAATACTATAACCGGATCGCTAACGTGGGAAACCGCATTAGTCGTGGCATAAGGAGAAAAAATGACAAACCCAACGAGTAACTTCGGCTGGCAAATGCCAACGCCGACCGACTTAGTTACCGACTTACCAGCTGATTTTGAGGTTTTTGGTCAGGCGGTCGATACGTCGATGGCTGACCTTAAGGGCGGAACGACTGGTCAAATCCTGTCTAAGGCTACAAATGCCGATATGGACTTCACATGGATTACTAACGACGTCGGCGACATAACAGCCGTTAACGTAACCGCACCGATTACAGGTGGCGGCAGCTCTGGCGCTGTAACTATTGGCGTTAGCGCAGCTTCGACAAGCGCGTCAGGCGTCGTACAGCTTAGCGATTCAACGTCGACAACTTCCAGCGTTCTAGCAGCTACACCGACAGCGGTCAAAGCGGCTTACGATAAGGCGTCAACAGCTGCGACGACTTCGGTCGCTGGAATTGTCCAGTTATCGGATTCGACTTCAACTACTTCAAGCGTTCTAGCTTCCACTCCGACAGCTACTAAATCAGCTTACGATCTCGCGGACGCGGCTATCGCTAAATCAACAGTTACGACAGCGGGCGACATTATTTATCGTAACGCAACAGTTCCAGCCCGTTTAGGAATTGGTACTGCTGGTCAAGTTCTACAAGTAAACAGCGGCGCAACAGCTCCAGAGTGGGCAACTATTGCCAGCGGAAGCGGATTTACAAAAATTCAGACTTCATCATTTTCAGCCGTTTCATCAACAGGAACAACCTTTGACAATGTTTTTAGTTCCTCTTATAAGAATTATGTCGTAGTTATTAAAGCGTCATGCAGCGCGACAACTTATTTACGATGGCAATTTCGCACTTCGGGCGGAACGATAGCAAGCGATTATTTCGGTTCAATAGCCTTTGATCTATTTACTGGCGGAACCGATCGAGTTAACGCTAATAATGCAACGATCTGTACGATAAATAATAATGGCGCTTACGCTGGTTATACGACTGTAAACGTGTCAGGCGTAGGAAATACGTCGGAACGCGGTTTTATTTATGGTAACGGATATGCAACAGCAAACACCGCTTCGGCGACGTTTGGTTATCAAGGCGACAGCCAGCAAACATACTTAGGATTTATTCTGTCACCGACTTCGGGAACAATTACAGGAACAGCAACAGTTTACGGATTGGCTAACTAATGACAACTAAAGCGCAAAAAATAGCAGCTTTGAAAGCTGAGTATCCAACACTTCGCACAGGATCAGATGAAACGGGTTACACCGAATTAGATGAAAAAGAATACGCGTACACGATTAACTTATGGGCGGAAAGTGCTATTGCTCAAGAAGCGGAAGCAGCTCACGAATTAGAAAAGGAAAACGCTCGTTTAGCAATTCTTGAGAAGTTAGGCGTTACCAGCGATGAAGTCGATTTATTACTCAAATGACTTTAACAAGTTATAACGGGTGGACGGCTTCAAAAGATCAAACCGAAATCGGAATTAAGTCCTACGCAATACCGGGGACTCATTTAAAGATTCGCTGCGCCGAAGCTGTCGCACCTTTGATCGTGGGATTCTGTAAAGAGTTTAACGAGCTAATCGAGCCGCTCGATGGCGGTCAGCTCGACGATTGGGGTTACGCGTTTCGCATGGTTCGAGGCTCAACCGATCGTTTAAGCAATCACTCAAGCGGAACAGCAATCGACCTTAACGCAACTAAACACCCGCTTGGAAAGATTGGAACGTTTCCGGTGGAGAAAGTTCCAATGATCCGAGCACTCGCTAAAAAATATGGGCTTTTCTGGGGTGGCGATTATAAGAACAGAGCCGATGAGCAACATTTCGAAATAAATGTAAGTCCAAAAAAAGTCCGAGAGCTAATCGAAGCTCTGGGGTTAGGAGAAAAGTAATGAAAGAACTAAAGGCTATCGGTGCTAGTTATGGGCGTTCAGCAATCGCGGGAATGCTAGCCGTTTACATGACTGGCGAAACAGATCCCAAAAAATTGGCGTGGGGCTTATTTGCTGGGATTGTGCCGGTTCTAATGCGTTACTCGAATCCCAAAGACGTTTCGTTCGGGGCTAAGGCTAAGTGAACGCAAACGACTGGGCGGCTATGGGCGTGGCTATTGTCACGCTCTTAGTTGCGTTTATGACCGGTATTAGATACTTAGTCAAGTATTACCTAAGTGAGCTTCGCCCTAATTCAGGGTCAAGCGTCAAGGATCAGGTTTCGCGCCTTGAAAAGCGGGTTGACGAAATTTACAGTTTGCTCTTAAGCAATTCGACACGCCGTTAAATACGCGTAAGGCTTGTAATTGTCAGACATTTAGTTCACCCTATAACTAGGGAGCGAATAAGTCGCACCCGGAATCGGGAGCTAACATGTTTACAGTATTGGAAATGGCGATAGCTGTATTTATCGCTGGTATTGGCTGGTTTCTAGTCGGCTGGACTATCGGTTACAAAGAGGGCGTAAAAGACGGGTTTAACCGCGGTCGAGCCGCTGGACTTCGTGCCGCTACTGAGCGATTGAGAAGCTACTAATGGCTATTCCACTAGAGGGCTACGAGTCCGTAGCTGAGCGCATAGAAAAATTCTGGGCTAAGTATCCAAATGGTCGAATCGACGTCAATATCGTGTTTCAGGACGGAACTCGCTACATAATCCAGACTGACATTTACAAGGAAGTAACCGACCAGTTACCTTTTGCGACAGATTTCGCCGAGGAAATTAGATCGAACGCTAATCGCTTTCCGCTAGAAAACGGATCAACCTCAGCAATAGGTCGAGCCTTACATACTGGCGGGCTAAGCAAGTTCAGCGAAAATCAAAATCGCCCGTCGTTCGAGGAAATGAAGCGAGTCGAGCGCCCAATCGCTACGCCAGTAGCAGCACCGAGCGAAGCTTTACCTAATGGCTCTTATGATCCGTGGGACATGACTAAAGCGGTTGCCGAAATTGGCGGAATCCTTACCGGGCGGTCCTGTGCTCATGGCGTAATGATTCGCAAAGAGGGAGTCGGAAAAACTGGAAAGCCCTATAAGGGCTGGGTTTGCCCAGAGAATAACCGGACGTGTGCGACATGGGAATAAACAAAATTACGCTTACACGCGACGAGGAAGTTCAAGCGGCAGCCGCGGCATTTACTTGCGAATTTCGAGGTGAGGAAAACTTTTACTTTCATGACCAAGCTATGAGAGGCAACATACACGACTCGATAAAGCGTACAGCTGAGGCGTTTGGGGCTGAGATAGCAGCTGCTAAGTTCTTTGGAATTAAGGACTTTAAGATCGAATTAGACAAGTTCAAAATTCGAGCAGACATAGGCAATCGAATCGAGATTAAACATACTCGATGGCTAGATGGTCACTTGATCTTACAGCCAAGAGATCGAACCGAGGACTTAGCGGTGCTCGTCGTAGGCGAATCACCGACTTATTACGTTAAGGGCTGGATACCAATTAGAGCAGCTAAAACATCTAGGTTTAAGCATGATAAAACAGAATCCTGGTGGGTTAGTCAGCACAATCTAAATTCTATGGAGAATCTAAAGGAGTCTAATTATGGACAAATTGAAATTTGAGTGTCGGCGCTGTAAGCGCGAAACTTTACAAGTCGAACGAATAGTGACCGACTTACTTCCGCCGGGCGTTAAAACGCTTGAGTGTACGGTCTGCGGCGTAATGGGCGTATGCCTAGTCGGGAGCGATAATGCCTAGTTACCTTTATCGGTGCGACCAATGCGGCGGCGAACTTGAGATGAATCACTCGATCCCGACTAATGGCGATATTGCGCCTCTATGTTGTAGCTACCCAATGATAAGAGTATTTAGCGCGCCAGCTGTCATCTTTAAAGGCACAGGTTGGGGAAAGGACAAAAAATGACTAATCCATCTATGAGAACAGTATTAGCCGAACTAAGAGAAGTAATCGCACGTCAAGTCGAGGCTGAGTTTCTGCCGTTACATATATGCGAACGCTGCGGAAACGTCGCTGAGGGGACGTTAGTCCAGCGAATCGTGGCAGCTATACGAGATGAGGACTAATGCCGTTTGATAATAAGCATTACCGGATCAGCTCGAGCAGCTTCCTAGCTTTATGCTGTAATGAGATTATGTTCAAATATACCTGTCGCAAATGCGGCGATGATATGGGCTGTTATTACTGCTCATTTAACTACGATGAAGCTCATGGTTGCGATGAATAGTTATCCACAGATTAGGAAAGTTATCAACAGCCTGT